GCTATCGTGACGAAGTTCGACATCTCGGCTTCGTTCGACGGCATCGTGGAAGGCTCAATCGCCTTCGAGGGCAACGGCGCTCTGAGCACGTTGACCGCCTCCTAATTTCTCAGCAGCAAAACACACACAACACATGGAAGCTATCGACCTCGTCAGAGAACACTTCGCCTCCCTCGGCACGCGCAAGATCGACGTGCCCGAGTGGAAGCTCGTCGTCCACGCATCGCCGGTCACGCTCGGCGAAAAGAACCGGCTCTATCGTCGCAGCAAAGAGAACGACATGGAGTTGCTCGTGGACATCTTGATCATGAAGGCCACGGACGAGCACGGCGCGAAGCTGTTCACGATCGAGCACAAGCCGACGCTCTTGAACAAGGCCGACAGCAACGTCGTCGGACGCATCGCGAACGCCATTCTGGCCGACAACGCGCCGAGGGTTGACGACTTAAAAAACTGATTTACGGCGGGGAGGCCGCCGACTTCCTCGCCGTGTATGCTCTCGCGGACCGTCTCGGCAAATTCGCAAGCGAGGTTCTCGCCATGCCAGCGCAGGAATTGAACGGCTGGCTCGTTTACATCGAACACCAAAACCGGAAATCGAAACATCATGGCTGAAGCTACATTCACACTGCGGGCGGTTGATTCGACTAGGGCAGCGTTTGCGAGTGTGCAAAACTCCCTGACGAAGATTCATTCGACGGCGAAGGCGGTGAGCACAGGCATTGCTAGTTTCTTTGGACTTCGCGCCCTTCTGTCAGTCGGTAGAAGTGTCAACGCAATGATGGAAGACGTTGAGGCAAATTCGCAAAAGTTTGCGCTTACATCCGATGAATTAAACAAACTGACGCGAGTAACGGGGGCTGTTGATGAAGGAGTAATGTTTTTGAAAAAAGGATTGGTTTTCGCAGCCGATGCAGCTCTCAACCTAAAAGATCAAATTTTCGGAGTCAGCAAAGTTGAGTCCTTCAGCATTGCCGATAAAATAAGGGCTGACAAAGATGTCCCAAAAATTGCGGAAGCAACAAAGCAACTCGAAGAATTAAAAAACACTTTTAATTCGCTTGGACAAACTACCAACGAAAAATTCAAACAGCTTTTCACGGACATTGGAAAAATTCAAGCGAGGCCAAATGATCCGGCAAAAAGTTCCTCACTCAATTCTTTGGAAAAAGAAGTAGAGGTGCAGAAATTGGTTAATGAATGGCGAGTAATTAGTTTTAACTCTTTGGAAAATTACAACAAAGCCGTTGAGGATAGTAATAAAGTACTGGATCAATACAACTTTTCGCTGCTAAACGAGAAACAGCAGCAAGCTCAAGTCAATGCTGAGCTGACACAGCTCCTTGCTCTGCGTCGCGCGGATGAAGCCTTAATAGCAAATAGAGACACATCTAAAAAAATGCTTACAGTGGATGAAGTTGAAGCGATTGAGAGAATGCTTGTTACTCTTCCAAAAATAAACGAACTCATCGGCAAGCGTAAGGTTTTGGAAACCGATCTCCAAATCATCGCGCGCAAATCTGGCGATATTATCTCAAGCGGATTTGAGGACGCAATTTTCAGCGGGAAAAAGCTAGGCGAGGTCGTCCGTTCGCTTGGGATGGATTTAATGCGGATGATCTTTAATCAGACCGTGACCGCTCCGCTGGCGGCGGGAATCAGTGGCGCGATCCTCAAGGGCTTCCGCGCCGAGGGCGGACCCGTCGGCGCAGGCGGTGCATACATGGTTGGCGAAAAAGGCCCAGAGCTATTCGTGCCGCACTCGTCCGGCAGCATAGTGCCCAACGGCGCAATGAGAAGCAGCGGCGGATCCGCGAGCGGCGTGACCGTGAACTACAACATCGCGGCCGGCGTCAGTCGTTCGGAGCTCGTGCCAATCCTCGAACAAGAGAGGCGTCGGCTCAAGGCCGAGATTCCCGACATGGTGCGCCGCGGGGGCTCGTATCGTAGCGCGTTTGCTTGAGTTCCTAGACGCTTATGGCCATCACCTATCCTCTCACCCCTCCCGCAGCGATTCGCATCGCTTCCTTACGTTTCTCGGCCATCAGCGCGGTCGCCCGCAACATCTCGCCGTTCACCTTTTCGAGCCAGTCTTACAACTGGACCGGCACGATGCTCAGCGGTGACGTCGAGTGCCCACCGATGAACCGCGCCGACGCCGAGGAACTCATCGGCTTTCTCATTATGGCTGCGCGCGGAACGTTCTATTTCCGCGACTACGCCAACGGTACGCAGCGGGGAACGATGACCGGAAGCCCGAAGCTAAACGGGGCGCACGTTGCGAACACGACGACGCTCACAGTGGACACCGGCGTCGGATCGTGGGCGGTCGGCGATTACATCCAGCTCGGGACCGGCAGCAGCTCGAAGCTGCACAAGATCACGCAGGTCAATTCGGCGACCTCCTACGAAATTTTCCCGCTCCTGCGCACCAACTACCCTGACGACACCGCGATTGTTTACAGCAACGCCGTGGGCGTGTTCCGCCTCGGGACGACGACGTGCGATTGGTCAATCGACACGGCGAAAAAGTACGGGCTGAACTTCTCGATCTTCGAGTCGATCAACACATGAGCCGCACGATTCCCGCTCCTCTGCTCGCCTCGACGACGGCGGCGCAGCTCAACCCATTTTTCGCCACGTCACTAGATTTTGACGCGGGCACGGTTCGCTACTGGACGGGATACGGCACGATTACAATCGGCAGCGTGACCTATGCCGGCATCGGCGCGTTCTCCTCCATCTCAACCATCGAGGAAACGGAGGACCTCTCGGCGCGCGGACTGAAGATCGACCTGACCGGAGTGCCGAATGATCTCGTCGCGGCGGCTCTCGATGAACCCTACCAAGGGCGCACGGCGGCGGTGCGATTCGGCACGCTGAACGCGGACACGGGCGCGGTTATCGACTCGATCACGGTCTTCAGCGGGCGCATGGACACAATGGTGATCTCGAACGATGGAAAACAGGCAACCATCGGCGTCTCAGTCGAAAGCAAGCTGGTCGATTTCCAGCGCACGCGTGAAAGTCGCTACACGCACGAGGAGCAACTTCGCAGATACCCAGCCGACACGGGGCTCGAATACGTCGCGGGGTTACAGGACAAGGTAATTTATTGGGGTAACGCTAACGCGACCGCGTTTCGCACGGGCGGAACTGGATCGAATAACCCTCTAACCGACGAACCATAATGTTTGAGACATTCGCAATTTGGCTGGTAACAGTCGTGTTCAACATCGCTGGTGGTTCGGCGATTGGAGCTGCGCTTATTTTTGCTATTCCTGTGGTCCTCACGGTTGGACTGAGCATGGCCGCATCGCGCCTCCTAGCACCGAAGATGCCGTCAATGGGTGACCTCAACGACCGCGGAATAATGACGCGCAGCCCGACGTCACCGCGCCAAATAATTTACGGACAAGCAAAGGTTTCCGGCACCGTCGTTTTCCTAGCGACGAGCGGAGTGAAGAACGAGTATCTGCATCTTGTCGTGACTCTGGCCGGCCACGAGGTGCAAGAAATTGGCGAGGTGTATTTCAACGAAGACCTCGTGCTGACCGGTAGCGGCGACGGTTACGCCACGGGCAAATACGCAGCGGCGGGCAGCTACACCGGATCGCTCATTCACAAGCATCTCGGCTCGACGATGCAGACAGTGGACTCGACGCTGCAATCTGATTTTCCGGTGGACTGGGATTCAAACCATCGCTTGCAAGGCATCGCCTACATCTACTGCAAGCTCACGTTCTCAAACGAGATTTTCGTCGGCGGCATCCCTAACATTTCGTGCGTCGTCAAGGGCAAGAAGGTTTACAACCCCAGCACGCTCGCGACCGCTTACAGCGCGAACCCTGCGCTCTGCTTGCGCGACTACCTGCTCGACGCCGATCTCGGAATGGGGATGGACGCGAGCGAGATTGACGACACCTCGGTCATCGCCGCTGCGAACATTTGCGACGGACAAGTTGAGATTAAGCCGGTGACAAGTCCGGCGACGTATGAGAATCGCTACGAGTGCAACGGGCAGGCCGTCACATCCTCGACGCCAGACTCAATCATCGGGCAAATCCTTTCCTCGATGGGCGGCACGATCGCTTACAGCGGCGGGCAGATCGTGGTTTATGCGGCAGCGTATCGTTCGCCAACGATCACGCTCGACGAGACGCACATGGCAGGCGGATTCACGGTCTCGACTCGGCTAAGCGCGCGCGACCGAGTGAACGCAGTCAAGGGCACTTTCATCTCCGCCGAGAACCAGTGGGCGGCGGCCGACTTCCCACAGATTACAAGCGCGACCTACTTGGCCGATGACGACGGGATTTATCACTGGCGCGACGTCATCCTGCCGTTCACGACGAGCAGCAGCGCGGCGCAACGCATCGCGAGAATTAACCTGCGGCAAGCGCGCGAAGAAATCATTTTCACCGCGAAGTTCAATCTCACCGCGATGCAGCTCCGCGCGGGCGACACGGTGATGCTGACAAACGCAAACCTCGGCTGGTCGTCGAAGGTGTTCGAGGTCATCGCATGGTCGCTCGCGAGTGACGGCACGCCGCCGACTCCGGTAATTGAACTACAACTACGCGAGACGGCGTCGAGCGTTTATGACTGGACTGTTTCCGACGAGGTCGCGGTGGAGGATGCGCCGAACACGACGCTGCCGAATCCGTTCTCAATCGACCCACCTACCAATCTCACGCTCACCGCAGACGGCACGACGCAATTCATCCAAGCTGACGGCTCGGTCATGCCGCGCATCAAAGTAGCGTGGAGCGCGCCGACTGAGCAGTTCGTGCAGAGCGGGGGAAAGACGGTCATCGAATACAAGGAGGGCACGGCGACGACGTATCTGGTATGGTCAACGGTGGACGGCGACCAGACGCTGGACTTCATTTCCTCGGACGTGCGCATCGGTACGAGCTACAACGTGCGGCTCTACTCGCAGAGCTTTTTCAACACGTCATCGACATACACGGAAGTGTCCACCACCACGCCGGTCAAGGACACCACCGCCCCAAGTATCCCCACCGGCCTCACCGCCGTAGTCGGCACGGGCCGCGCCGTATCGCTCGACTGGAACGACAACACGGAGCCAGACTTCTCGGAGTATGGCATTTATCGCAAGACGACCGCAGTCACGCCAGCGAACGCCAACACGGACAAGATCGCCGAGGTGCGCGCGTCGCGGTTCGTGGATACGGAGGTGACAATCGGGACGACGTATTATTATTGGCTCAACGCTTACGACACGGTGGAAAACGTGTCAGGGTTTGCACCCTACGTTGAGGCCACGCCGGTCGTGATTACCGCTGGACCGATTGACTCGACTGCGCCGAGCACGCCTAACGCGCCGACCTATGTTTCGGAATCGACTTACCTTTCAAGCGACGGCGGGACATTCGCGAAGATCACCATTGCCGCTCCCGCGCTTCCTACGGGCGCGCGCGTCAATCAAGTGCTTTACAGGGTCAGCGGTTCGACTGAATTCCTGATTGCTTGCGAATTAACAGCAGCAGGAAACGCGACCATCGACGATCTCACGGTCGGGGCG